AACCTTTTTATCCTTTAGGTAAACCTAAAGAGTTAGAAGGTATTGAATTCGATTTAAAAGAGTTAGAAGCTTAAATGCCTATCTATACTTTTATAAATAAATTAACAAATAAGAAATATGATAAGATAATGTCATATGAAGAACTTCTTGAATATATTAAAGACCCTGATATTGAACAAGAATATAAGATGAGTATATTTAGATGTTCTGATAATAATGGTGAGAAAGACCAGATTGTAGATTGGTGTAGAGATAAAAAAATTCATGGAAATGGTAAGTTTGAAACTTATGGTAAAGTAAAAACAGACCAACACAATCATAATTATAAAGTTCTGAAAGATAGGAAACATTTTAGTGAAACGAAAGAAGATTAAAATAAATATAAAAGCTAAAAGAGAAATTGACAAGTATCCTCTTGTTGAGGTTCATTGGTATGATATTGTTTCAGATTCTAATTGGCAAAGTATATCAGCTTGTATCAAAGCAAAGCTTCCTCCCTGTATAACTAAAGGACACCTACTCTCTCAAAAGAAAGGTTTAACAAGGATTTTTGGTGATTATTCCTTATCAGAAAAAGAAGAAGGGTCTATAGATGAGATTGCAAATACGACTTTAATACCTACATCTGTCATTATAGAAATTAAAAAGATTGTTGACAAACGACATTAATAAGTGTATTATTGTTAATATATATCAATATTGGAAGGTTTAAATTATATGGCTTTACTACCTGCTGCTGAGAGACAAAGTCAACTTATGCAAACTGAAGAAGTTGCAGAAGAGGGTTATGATGCTCTTGTTGGTTTAATTAATAAAAAATTTCAAGCTTGTAAAGATACTAGAAATGATGATGAGAATAGATGGTTACAATCTTATCATAATTATCGTGGAAGATATTATAAAGATATTCATTTTACTCAACATGAAAAATCTAGAGTCTTTGTTAAAGTTACTAAGACTAAAGTTTTAGCAGCTTATGGACAAATTATAGATGTTCTATTTGGAATGGGTAAATTTCCATTAGTCATTCAAGAAACAGAAGTTCCAGAAGGTATTGCTGAGTACGCACATATGAATCCTCTTAAAGAACAAATGGGGGATGATAATATACAACCAACTCCAACTGTTGAAGGAAATTTAGAATATACTCCTGGTCAACCTATGAGTCCTACTTCTAATTTAGGATTTCCTGGTGATGGTAAACCTTTAGCAAAAGGTGCTACCTTTGATTCTTTAAATGAAAGTTTCTTAGGTGGATTAGAACCTGAATTAGAAAAAGCTGAATTATCAGAAGGACCTGGACATCTTCCAGAATTCCCTCAAATTAAACCTGCACAAATTGCTGCACGAAGATTAGAAAAACTTATTCACGACCAATTAGAAGAATCAAATGGTAATGTTACTTTACGTAATGCTATCTTTGAATCTTGTTTATTAGGAACAGGAATTCTAAAAGGTCCATTTACTTATAATAAAACTGTACATAAATATACAGGAACAGGAAATGGTACTGCTAGAGAATATACTCCTGATTTTATTAAAGTTCCAAAAGTAGAATTTGTTAGTATTTGGGATTTCTACCCAGACCCTAATGCTAGAAATATGGATGAGTGTGAATTTGTTATTCAAAGACACAGAGTTAACCGACATCAATTTTTAGATTTAATCAATAGACCTTATTTTAGTAAAGAAAAAATTGAAGAATGTTTAGCTGAAGGTCCTGCTTATCAAAAATTAAGTTGGGAACAAAATATAGATTTAGAAGGAAGTACAACTGGAGATATAGAAAAAAACAGATATGAAATTTTAGAATATTGGGGAACCATTGATGCTATGACTGCAAAAGAACAAGGCTTAACAATAGACCCTGATATTGCAGATACAACAGAAGTTCAAGTTAATGTTTGGATGTGTAAAAATAAAATAATTAGAATTGTTGAAAATCCATTTAAACCTTTTAGACTTCCTTATCAATCTTTTCCTTATGAAAAAAATCCTTATAACTTTTTTGGAATAGGTGTTCCAGAAAATATGGATGATGCTCAACAAATTATGAATGGTCATGCAAGAATGGCAATTGATAATTTAGCTTTAGCTGGAAATTTAGTTTTTGATATAGATGAATCTGCTTTAGTTAATAATCAAAGCATGGAAGTTTATCCTGGTAAGATTTTTAAAAGACAAGCAGGAGTTCCTGGTCAAGCAATTTATGGAATTAAGTTTCCAAATACTGCTACAGAAAATATGCAGATGTTTGATAAGTTCAGACAACTTGCAGATGAATCAACAGGAATACCATCATACTCACATGGACAAACAGGAGTTCAAAGTATGACAAGAACAGCATCAGGTATGTCAATGCTTATGGGTGCTGCATCTTTAAATATAAAAACAGTTATAAAAAATATTGACGACCAACTAATTAAGCCTTTAGGAGAATCAATGTTCCAATGGAATATGCAATTCTATGAAGGTGAGTTACCAATTGTAGGAGATTTGGAAATTAAAGCGACAGGAAGTTCTAGTTTGATGAGAAAAGAAGTTCGTTCTCAAAGACTGACAATGTTCTTACAAACTATTCAAAATCCTGCGATTGCTCCATTTGTTAGAATCTCGGAAATCATTAAAGAGTTAGCATACTCTTTAGATTTAGACCCTGATGAAATAATTAACTCTAAAGATGAAGCAGAAATTTATGCTAAAATTATAGGATATCAGAATGCTAACAAACCAAATGGCTCACAAGCTCCTGCACCTGGTCAACTCGGACCAATGGAAGGTAATGGAGGAGTACCTCAAGAAGGTACAGCACCAAACAACTCTGGAGTTGGCGAAAGCCCAATCGGACCAGGTAATGTATCAATGCCAGGGGAAATGGAATTTGCTGGACAGACTACAGAACCTACCCCAGCAGGTTAAAGAAATAGTCAAAGGTAGTGTTGACTAATTAACAATTAGTTGTTATAATAACATTATAGGATAGAAATATGTCAAAACCCATTAACATGGCTACAGGTGGACTAATGTCTAAGCCACCTTATCTTAGACCTAATGATGAATCTGATAAAGAAATCAGAGCATCTGATGGAAATCTAAAAAGAGAACCTGCAGGTATTACACCTTATGATGTAAATTCTCCAGATTCAGCTAGGAAAGGTTTGCCTTCAAGATTACTTTCTCCAAGTCGAACAAGATTTTCAAAAGGTGATATGGCTAAAGGACCAATTAAACCTGAACAAGTTCCAAGTATAGATTCTTGGGAAGATGCTACAGATGATTCAGATGTAATTCATTTAGTTAAATTAAATAAGACAGAAACAAAATTATATAAGACTTTGAAAAAAGGAAAAGAATTAGATTTGAATACTAAGAAGCAAAACGAAACATTAAAAAAATTAGAACAAAAGAAAAATAAAAAAGCTCTTGGTGGGTACATGGATGAATTTCAAATTGCTGAAGAAGAACCTTTATCTAGAGGAAAAAGAGCTTTAGGTGGAGCAGCAGCTCTTGAAGAAAAATATGATAGACGAAGAGCTTATAGAGCTTTTCAAGAAGGTGATTTAGTAGAAGATGAAATTATTGAAGAACCTTTAATGGCTCCAGTAGGAATGGAAGAACCATTAATTGAAGATGAGATTGCTGCAGATGATTTAGCTATGGAAGAAGATGTAGCTATGGAAGATGCAGAAAGTGTTTTAGATACTTCAATGTTAAGTGAAGAAGAAGAAGTAGTCGTGGATGCTGCTATAGAAATGTATCCAGAATTAGAAGCCATTTTACCAAAGATGGTTGCAACAGAATTTACAGAAGATGAATTAGTAGAAGGACCTGGAACAGGAACTTCAGATTCAATCCCAGCATTATTGTCAGATGGCGAATTTGTATTTACAGCAAAAGCTGTTAAAAATATCGGCATTGATAAATTAAGAAAAATGATGGCACAAGCTGAAGAAGCTTATGATGCTGGTATGGTTAATCAAGAAGAAACTGCAGAACTTGCAGTAGATGAAACCATAGTATAACAGAATTTAGAGTAGGTACTCTAGATAAACAAGCTACCTTCTATTTTTGTAATAGAAGCCCTTGTAGCTTCGTTTTAAATTAATCAACCTTTTTTTGCTACCTTCAGTAAAAGAAGCCCAAAGGAGGATTTTATGAATAATAAAGAGAACGAAGGAACAACTAATGAAGTCGAGGCGAATCCATATAATCGCAAAAAGTATTGGCATACAGCAGACGTAATGCCGAAGTCAGTACCAGATGCGGATAGTGGACCAGCCGAGCCTGACCCTGAGAAGAAGACAGGATTTAACTACGCAAGTAGCACTACAACAAATAGTGCGAACCCAAATGTTTTATCACCTTCTTCTACAGCCACTTCGGATAAGGTCGAAGATTCACCATTAAGTAATGTTGAAGCTAAACCTTATACAAAAGTTGACTATAAAAAAAGATATGATGACCTAAAGCGTTATTATGATAGGAAACTTGGTGAATGGAGTAACAAAGAAGGAGACCTCAAAGCACAGCTTCGAGATAACCGACCTAAATACACCCCACCTAAAAGTGCTGATGAACTTAGTGCTTTTAAAAAAGATTACCCTGACATTTATGGCGTGGTGGAAACTGTATCTCACTTGCAATCTCAAACAGAGATGAAAGGTTTGCAGGAAGAAGTTAACTCTTTGAAAAAAGCTAACACAGCTTTATCACAGAGAGAAGCTCAATTAGAGTTATCGAAATTTCATCCAGACTTTAATCAAATTAAAGAATCAGATGATTTTCATAATTGGGCAGATACACAACCCATGGAAATTAAGAAGTGGGTTTATGAGAATACTTCAGATGGTAAACTTGCTGCAAGAGCAGTTGACCTGTATAAGAAAGACCGAGGACTTGGATTAGATAAAAAAGCCACAGAAGATAAAAGAGTTACTCAAGGTGCTGATTTGTTAGTTAAAACTAACGAACAAATTCAACCACCAACGAATAATAAAGTTATCTTTAAAAGTTCTGACTTTGAAAAAATGTCAGACGCTGAGTTTGAAAGAAATGAGAAATCTATTCTGATGGCTCAGAGAGAAGGTAGAATTACTAAAGATTAGTAAAACTACCATTTTTATCAACCAAACAAAAAGGAGTCATAAATTATGGCAAATTTTGCAGGTTCAAGTACTACTAACTTTGGTGGAGAAACTCCATCAGGGGACCAGGCTAACGCCTTTTGGGTACCTCAAATATACTCGAAGAAAGTTCAAATAGCACTACGTAAAGCATCTGTTGCAGAAGCAATCTGTAACACAGACTATATGGGTGAAATTAAAAACTTTGGAGACACAGTAAATATAGTACAAGAACCACAAATAACTGTAAGTGATTATACTAGAGGTCTAGCGACTTCTGCTACAGCACTAACAGACAACGAGCTTGTTCTCACAGTAGACCAAGCTAAATACTTTCAATTCGCACTAGATGATATTGAAAAGAGATTTTCACATATCAATTTCCAATCTATTGCATCAGACAATGCAGCATACAAACTAAGAGATGCTTTAGACAGTAATGTCTTTACATACCTAGGTCTTGACGCTTCATCTATCGGTGCTACTAGACAAGGAAGTACATCAACGCCTGACCACATAGGCTTTACTAGTCCGCAAATTGACCCTTTAAATGAGATGAGTCAAGCCTCTTTTTTTCTTGACAGACAAAACGCACCTGAAGAAGGTCGTTGGTTTGTTGGAGCACCTGAGTGGTACGAATCTTTAGCTAACACAGCTTCTAAACTATTATCAGTTGATTACAACGCTGGTAAGGGTAGTCTTAGAAATGGATTAGTTGCAAGTGGTCTCGTTAGAGGTTTCCAAATGTACAAATCAAACAATCTAGCAACAAACGACTTAACAAGTGCATCACCTGCTGGGACAGCAACTGCTCCTGTGGCAACATGGGGTCAAATGAGTGCGGTTTCGTGTGCATCTCAATTGAAGATTGTTGAAAGTTTAAGAAGTACTACTACTTTCGCTGACATAGTAAGAGGATTACTTGTCTTCGGAAGAAAAGTTCTTAGAACTAATTGTATAGGAAGAACAATTTACGTTATAGCCTAATTAATTAGTCTAGACGTTATTGTTAGTATTAAACCTAACAGCTAGATAGGGGGTTGCAATATACCCCCTGTCTTTTAAATAAAGGATTATATATGGAACATATGAAAAAAGCATGGTCTTACATAGTAGCACATAAAAAAGTTTCTATTGCAGTAGCAGTAGTTGTTGTGGTACTTATTATAGCCACTTAATTTTAAAAAGGAATCCAATGAAAGAAGCTTTAAAAAAGCTTAAAAAACATTTCGCAGAACTTCAAAAGTTAGAAGCTAAAGAAGAAATGATTATAGAAAAAATTGATGAAGCAATTGATGAGTTATCAGATTGCGACCATTCAGATTGTAAATAAGAATAAGAATTATGGCAAAGACCTATTTAGCATTAACTAATGAATTATTAGTAGAACTTAATGAACCAGAACTTACAGCAGTTTCTGATGGAGTAGGAATACAAAAGCAAGTTTCAAATTGTGTAAATAGAGCTTACTCTGATATAGTAGATGCTGTTGATAATTGGTCATGGTTAAGTACTGATAGACCTGATGACCCTTACTATGGAAATACAATTGTTCAAACAGTTATTGGACAAAGATGGTATCTATCAAAAGCTCTTTCAACAGGGGTAGATACTGATTTTGATTCAGTCAATTGGGATATGTTTACTCTTGTAGATACTGCTTCACCTTTTACAATTAATAAATTAGCATTTACAACTTTAACAGTTTGGAGAAATAGTTATGCAAAAGCAGAAGAAGCTGATGCTAGAACTGCTCAATATGGAGTACCATTAAGAGTTATAAGAAGTTCTGATGGTAGAAGATTTGGGTTATCTCCTATACCTGATAAAGTTTATAATATACATTTCTTTGCATATGATAGACCAACTGCTTTATCTGCAGATACAGATGAAGTGGCATTTCCAGAACAATATAAAACAGTTTTATTAGCAAGAGCTAGATATTATATTTATCAATTTAAAGATAATATAGCTCAATCACAATTAGCATTAGACGAATATAAAAAAGGATTACAGTCAATGGCTGATAATTTAAATTCACCACAACCACAATATATGTCAGACGTAAGATTTACATATTTGTTACCATAAGGAAAATTTAAATGCCAACACAAGGAGCTTCCATTACAGTTGCAGGAGGTTTAGATTTAGTTTCAAGTGCTCATGCATTATTTAGAACACCTGGAGCCGCAACTATTTTACAAAACTTTGAATCAGCTACAACAGGTGGCTATCGAAGAATAAATGGTTTTACAAAATGGGGTGCAGGAAGTGCAACCAGTCCAAGCGGTACAACTACAGATGCTATAACAGGAATAGTTCCATATGCTAATGGAGTTATTGCTTGTCAAGGTAATAATATTTATTGGAGTACAGATGGTATTACTTGGCTTCAAATTAATAAAGATACTTATAAAAGTTTAACTGGTACAGTTGCAGTAACTGCAAGTTCAGCAGCAGTTGTTGGAACTGGAACATCATTTACAACTGAATTAGCTGTAGATGATAGAGTAAAAATTAATAGTATTACATATCGAGTTTTATCTATTACCGATAATACAAATTTAACATTAGATATTGAAGTTGTTTCTACTGCTAGTGGTCAAACTATTTATAGAAGTGGAATGACTTCTGCTGAAGTAGCAAGTGCTACAACAGTTGCAAGAACAAATCAAGCTAATAATCAGTTTGCTAACTATGAATCAAATGGTGCTTATGGAACTTTATATATTGTTGATAGCACCAATAAAGTAGCTGAATTTCAGATTACAACTTCAGGTGGAGTTAATACTTATTACTTTGAAGAACTACAAAGGTCAGCTCCAGTTAATCCTAAAAGATGTACTATCTTTTCAGAACGATTAGTTGTAGCTGGACAGTCTGTATCAACAAGTACTGTTGCTTATAGTAGCCGCTTAAAACCTTACGATTTTGAAGCTACTGGTTCAGGAGCAATTGATGTTGGAGATATTATTGTAGGCATTAAAGTTTTTAGAAATACTCTTATTATATTTTGTAAAAATAGTATATTTGAGTTGACAAGTCTTGATTCTGACCCTATACTTAAGTCTATAACCAAAAATATAGGTTGTATAGATGGAAATACAATTCAGGAAATTGGTGGAGATTTAATATTTTTAGCACCTGATGGATTAAGAACAGTTGCTGGAACAGCTAGAATTGCTGACGTTGAAATCGGTTCTGTTAGTAGAAAAATCTTACCTTTAATAAATGACCTTTTAGATAATATTGCTGATTATACTCTTTCAAGTATGGTTATTAGAGAAAGAAGTCAATACAGATTATTTTACTTTCAATCAGGTCAAGCAGATGCAAGTCAAAAAGGAATTATAGGAACATTTAAATTTGATGAACAGGGAATCCCTGCTTTTGAATGGAGTAATACAAAAGGTTTAGTCGTTAAGACTTGTGCTTCAGATTTAAATACTTCTAATGAAGAAGTGAAATTTAGTGCAGATGAAAGTGGATATGTTTATTTGCATGATAGTGGAAATAATTTTAATGGTGAGAATATTAGTGGAGTATTTCAAACACCAGATATGGATTATGGCGATAATGGTTTAAGAAAAAGTCTTTATGCTGTTAAAGCAAATATTAAACCAGAAGGAGTACAAGACGATTTAAAATTAAGAATTAGATATGATTTTGAATCTTCAGATGTTCCCCAACCTGGTGTATTTAATGTTGGTAATTTAGCAGCTACATCTTTATTTGGAAGTGCTGTATATGGAACAGGAACTTATGGTGCAGTAACTTTACCAAGTAAAAGAATGTTAGTAATAGGAAGTGGTTTTTCAAATAGTTTTAGATTTTATAGTAATGATACGAATGCTGCCTATGCAGTTAATGGATTATTTGTATCATTTATAGCAGGAGGAAGAAGATAATATGGCAGGTTATGTACGACAAAGTTCAGCCGAAATAGCTGATGCTCTTACAATTGAAGCTGTTGATTTAAATAATGAATTTAATGATTTAGTAGCAGCTTTTAGTAATACTTCAGGACATAAACATGATGGCACAGCAGCCGAAGGTCCTGTTATTTCTGTCCTTGGAGATTCAGGTGTCGCTACACCATTAAATAAAATTTTAGTTGATACTGCAAATAAACATATAGAATTTTATACAGATGTAAGTTCTGCAGCAGTACAACAAGTAAGAATTCAAGATGGAGCAATCGTTCCAATTTTAACTAATGATATAGATTTAGGTACAGCTTCTTTAGAATTTAAAGATATACATATTGATGGAACTGCAAATATTGATACTTTAGTTATTGGTACTTCAACTGGTGTTACATCTGTTGATACAGATTTAGCTTCAGTTTCAGCAAGTGATGATACACTAGCTTCTGCTAAAGCAATTAAAGCTTATGTAGATGCAGTTCCTATCGGAGACATTACTTCTATTGTAGCAGGAACTGGTTTAACTGGAACAGATTTATCAGGACCAATACCAACTCTAAATGTAATTGGTGGAACTGGTATAACTGCTAACGCAGACGATATAGCAATTGATGCTACAGTTACAACATTAACTGGTACTCAAATATTAACAAATAAAACTTTAACTGCTCCAGTTATAGCAACAATTTCAAATACTGGAACAATAACTTTACCTACTTCAACAGATACATTAGTTGGTAAAGCTACTACAGATACTTTAACAAATAAAACTTTAACAACTCCAGTTATTTCTAGTATTTCAAATACTGGAACAATAACTTTACCTACCTCTACAGATACATTAGTTGGAAAAGCAACTACTGATACTCTTACAAATAAAACATTAACAAGTCCAGTTCTTAATACAACAATTAGTGGAACAGCTTTTAAAGATGAAGATACTATGTCATCTGATTCAGCAACTGCTGTAGCTTCACAACAATCTATTAAAGCTTATATTGATGCTAAACCTATTGGAGATATTACTTCAGTTGTTGCAGGAACAGGTTTAACAGGTGGTGGAACATCAGGTGATGTTACTTTAAATGTTATTGGCGGAACAGGTATTACTGCAAATGCAGATGATATTGCAATTGATAGTACTGTTGTTGCTACATTAACTGGTACTCAAGTTTTATCAGCTAAAACATTAACTAGCCCAGTTTTAAATGGAACACTTAGTGGTACAGCATTTTTAGATGATGATACTTTAGGAGATGATTCTGCTATAGCAGTTGCATCTCAACAATCTATTAAAGCTTATGTTGATGCACAATCACATTCTACTGTTACAGCAGATAGTGTTACTACATTTACAAATAAAACAATAGATGAAGATGCTACTGGTAATGCAATTACAAATTTAGCTAATGCAAGTATTAAAGCAGCAGCAGCTATTGATGCAACAAAGATTGCAGATGGTACTGTTACAAGTACAGAGTTTCAATATATAAATAGTTTAAGTTCAAATGCTCAAGACCAAATAGATTTAAAAGCACCTTTAGCTTCTCCAGCTTTAACTGGAGACCCTACAGCTCCTACACAATCAGCAAGTGATAACTCAACTAAACTTGCAACAACAGCTTATGTTGATGGTCAAGTTGCAACAGAAAATGAATTATCAGAATTAAATGATGTAACTATTGCAGGTATTGCAGATGCTAATTATTTAATATATGATAATGCTGCATCTGTTTGGAAAAATAAAGCGATAAGTGGTGCTTTTACTTCTGATAATTTAGGAGTAACAACTTTATCTGCTTTAATAGATGCTACAAAAATAGCAGATGGAACTGTAACAAATGCAGAATTCCAGTATATTAACACTTTGAGTTCTAATGCACAGACTCAAATAGATACGAAAGCTTCAGCAGGTTTTGCTGTGGCTATGGCGATTGCTTTGTAGTTTACAACATGGCAAAAATATGGTATAATTAGGATAACAAATGGCTCAAAATTTTCAAAGAACACTAAAAAGAAATATCACTCTCTTGGCTTCCCCTATGGAACTAAGAGCAGCCACTACAACAAATGATGCAATCATAGGTGTAAGATGTACTAATACTTCTGGTGTATCAGTAGATATTACTGTCTATGTAAAAAATAGTGCAACAAACTATTACATTATCAAAGATGCTCCCATCCCTACAGGTGGAAGTTTGGAATTAATTGATGGTGGTTCAAAAGTTGTATTACAAAGTGGAGATTCAGTTGAAGCTTATGCTTCAGCAGCTACTTCAGTTGATATTGTTTTAAGTGTTGTTGATTCAATTAGTACATAATATTAAGGATAATATAAATGGCATATGTTGGTGCAACTCCTGCACGAATACCTTTAACTTCAAGTGATTTAGCTGATAGTATAGTTACTGCAGCAAAAATTGCTACTGATGCAGTTGAAACTGTAAAGGTTAAAGATTTAAATGTTTCTACAGCAAAGTTAGCTGCTGATGCAGTTACAAATGCTAAAACAGAATTTACACCTGGATTAGAAATCAAAGGTGATGGTGCAAGTGCTGCTGGTAAATTAACTTTAAATTGTGAACAAAATACTCATGCAGTACATATTGAAAGTCCTGCTCATTCAGCAGGAGCTGGATATACTTTAACACTTCCTACAGGAGTTGGAACTGATGGACAAGTTTTATCAACAGATGGAACATCATCAAATCAATTATCTTGGATAGATGCAGTAGAAGCAAAACCTACTGTAACTGCAGTAAGTGCAATTATTCCTCCAAGTATTGCAACAAGTGTAACTATTACAGGAACAAATTTTGCAAGTGATTCTACTCATGTACCAATTGTAGAAGCTGTAAGTGCAACAAATGCATATACAAGAGCTTCAGTAGTTTCTTGGGCAAGTTCAACTTCTATCTCGGCAACCTTCGATTTACCTCTTGGAGATTACCGAGTTAGAGTAGAGAATCCAGATGGTAATGCTGGAATGTCAGCTACCGCAATTTTACAATCAAGTTCAGCTCCTACATGGACAACTGCAGCAGGTTCTTTAGGAACTTTTGCAGCAGAAGCAGCTATATCAGAAACAGTTGTAGCTACTTCAGATAGTGCAATTACTTATGCAAAAACTTCAGGAACTTTTCCTGGTGGTGTTACATTAGCAACTGCAACAGGAATAATTAGTGGAACAGAAAGTGGAAGTTCAGCAACAACAACTTATACTTTTGAAATAACTCCAACAGATGCAGAAGCTCAAGTTGGAGCAGCAAGAGAATTTACAATGACAATTTCTCATGGTGCAACAGGTGGAGCACAATTTAACTAGGATATTATTATGGCAACTTCATATTTAACAAAAGTTTTTGGTGGAGATTCAAATTTAGATAAGTGGACATTATCTATGTGGGTTAAAAGAGGTACTGTAGATAGTACAGTTGCAATCTATGGAACTTATATTAATGGTTCTAATTATGAACTTATAACTTTTACAAGTGGTGGCGTTCTTTATTGGGAGAATTATCAAAGTAGTTCTATGAAAAGTAAATTAGAAACTAAAAGATTATTTAGAGACCCTGCCGCCTGGTATCATTTAGTTTTTGTATGGGATAGTGCTAATGCTTCTGCTGGTGATAGAGCAAGGATATATGTTAATGGAGTTGAAGAAACAGAATGGGAAACAGATACTCAACCAAGTTCAGGTCAAGATAGCTTAATTGGTAATACCTATACACAACAAATAGGAGCTAATGGAAGTGGCAATAATGATTATGATGGTTGTATGTCGCATATACATTTTTGTGATGGCTATGCTTATGCCGCTAGTGATTTTGGTTCTTTTGATTCCACTTCAGGAATATGGAAAATTAATACAGGTCCATCAGTATCTTATGGAACGAATGGATATTTTATTCTTAA